ATGGAATTTAAAGAGTATGTAAATTCATTGCCCAACCGAAGGGATGAAGTAACGTCGGAGTTGGCTGCTCTGTGCTGTGTGTCGAATAACACGGTTTACAGATGGTTGCGTGGAGATTTTATTCCCGATGCCCTCAAGAGGAAAGTGATTGCAGATTACCTTCGAGTATCGGAAAAAGAATTATGGCCGAATGTATAACACTTGCAGGGACTGCGTGTCCTGCCGAAACTGTATCAACGGGTTGTATTGCCTGAAGCTGAAAGAATATGTGGAATACGCCCGAAATAAGAGATGTGAAACTAAAACAGAAAATCTATGAAAGTAAAGGATTTCGAAAAGGCAATAAACGAGCTTTGCACTGGTATTACAATCGACGAAATGAAGATAAGGCACTCGGACGTACGTCAGGTAAATGCGCATACGGACAAGCTGCTGATTGTTTGGGATGAACACGGCCGAGCCTTCACAGCTTCCAAGGAACAAAAGCGAGAGTTCTTTCTGACGGACGGAAAAGATGGGGGCATCGTCGGCACGGTAGGCATCCCGTTGAACAGGGATAAGAGTTTCGACCTTAAATTCGTATGAAGATGTTTATTGATAAAGACAGCTGGGGGCGGTTTTCCATTAATGACCTGAGTGAGCGTGACCTTCGTTTGTTCTACGAAGCCTTGAGGATATATGCACAAGCCAATCTGGGACGCATTCACCCGGAGGACAATGTGCGCATCTTTGGTTTCTCCAGTGAATTCTTTCAGGCTTTGAACGAGAAGAAGCCGGGGGATACTCAGCCTGAAACCTGTATAATTGATTAATTACCAATCGTATATGCTACCGAGAAATAGGCCTTTCGACAACCAAAAGGTCATGTTTCGACTGGGCAACCAAAAACTTATTGAATGATGAGAAAACAGAATCATAAAAACAAACGCTGGACGGCCGACGACGCAGCCTATATCAGACAGCATTACGGCAGGGTCTCGCTCGAAAACATGGCTGCACACCTGGGGCGTAGTTCGATGGCTGTGAGGCTCTACATCCTGCGTAACCGCATGACAACAGGGCGCACCGTGAAGCGCAACCTGCTGGTGGAGCTGCTTCGGATAAAGTTCCGCCACATAGAAGACTTCTCTCCGACACGAGCTTTCTATCAGGAGACGGGCATCGGGCAGCGTCGTTATTGGGATCTGTTTTTCGGCCGCAAACCGATAACGGGCAAGGAGTATACAGCTGTGGCAGAATATCTCGGTGTGACGGTGCAGGAGGCATTTGAGTCGCGCCAGCTGGAATTATTTAAGGAATGCGAAAAAACGGTATGATAGACAAGATATTCATAGAGAGAGTAAAGTCTGCACTGAACATCGTAAATATTATAGAGTCGTTTACCCACTTGCAGAAAGCTGGTGTAAACTATAAAGGTGTATGTCCGTTCCACGACGATCATACTCCGTCGATGGTCGTGAGCCCGTCGCGACAAACTTACCACTGCTTCGTTTGTGGGGCGAGTGGCGATATTATCTCGTTTGTGCAGCATTATCTGAACATGAGCTTCGTGGAGGCCTTACGGTGGTGTGCTGGGCAGGCAGGATTGGAGTTCCCTGTGCAGGAAATGACAGTCGAAGAGGAAGCGCGCTACAAAGAAAAAGAGTCGCAGCGCATTGTCATCGATGCGGCAGCCAAGTTCTTTATACGGAACCTACCGCAAGCGTCGTCGTTTCTTGCCATGCGTGGATATACATTAACAGACAAGGCACTCGCTGATTTCGGCGTAGGCTATGCCCCGGCGGGTAACATGGCTATAGCAGAGCTTACCGCAGCCGGCTATTCACTGCAACGACTGCAAGAGGTTGATGTGGTGGGCAGCAACGAAGGGCGCACTTATGACCGTTTCCGCGACCGCCTGATGTTTCCCTTTTATGACCTGCAAGGGCATGTCATAGGCTTTTCCGGGCGCATCGTCACGCCGCGAGAGGGTGTCGGCAAATATGTAAACACGGGCGAGACGGCGCTGTTTACGAAAGGCAAACACATTTTCGGGCTCTATCAGGCACGGAAGGCCATCAGCCGGCAGGGATTTGTTTATCTCGTCGAGGGGCAGTTCGACGTGATGTCACTGTATAAAGTAGGCGTAGAGAATGTTGTCGGGGGTAGCGGCACGGCTTTCACGGACGATCAAGTAAAACTATTGCTGCGCTTCACCGATTATGTCGTGATGGTCTACGATGCCGATGCGGCCGGGGTAAAAGCCTCACTAAAGAACTGTGAGCTGCTGTTGAAAGCCGGAGCAAAGGTAAAGTGCATTCGATTGCCGAAAGGAACGGATCCGGACGAGTTTGCCAAAGCAAACGGGAGTCGGACACAGGATAAATTGAAAGAACTGACAGAGCCGTTTCCGAAAGCTCTCAAGCGGATGCTGATTCCGCATGGCTGCAAGGACGAGACAACCATTAGTGAGGGCTTGAATGCGATTTGCTCACTCGTGGCATGTGTCAGTGATGCCGCCTTGCGGCTGGAGTATATCAAATCGATGGCCGCTGACTTCAAAAGCAAAATCAGCATCATCGATGACAAAGTGCGCAATATTCGGTTGAAGATAAAAGACGCCTTACCCAAAACAAAGATGCAAACAGGGCTCTTTGGTATCGATGCACTGAAGGAGAACCTGGTAAGCGACCATCCAGGCATACTGACCTCGGTCATGCAGGAGTTCCTCGATGGGTACGGCGAGGAACCTATCATATATGTGGCAGGTCGCCCATCGAGTAACGATATCCAGGAACTGCGCCGCATCTATTGTTATTTCGTATCTTCAGAAACAGGATGCAGCATCAACGATGACGGAGAGGAGAACGACTATCTGCACACACTGGCAGAGATGTTTCGATCGGGTATCAATATTCATATGACCTATAACGACGCCATGGGCTCGTTCATAGATTATTACATCAGTCTGCACGGCAGGTTCCTGAGTGATTATGCGGGAGACAAAGTCCCACTCATCTCAAGATGTATTGAGCTGACCTCCTACGCAGAGGATACCGTTGTGACAGTCAACCGCAATCATTATTGTTCAATTCTGAAGCTTACCAAGGGCCAGTTTGATGAAATCCGCAAGCCGTTTGTGCAGAAGCGGAAGTCGGCTATGAAGGTGAACATGCAGACCGATAACCTCGACGACGAAGAGTTCGATGTGAACGAGCCACCCGACTATGTGCAAGAGAACGAGGAATACCGGCGCATGTGGAAAGAGTTCGGCTATTACCCCCGGCTCAATAAGAAGAGTGAGCCGGTCTGCTATATGTTCCGTAATAAGAATGGTAACGGAATGACACAGGTGGCCGACTTCTTTATGACACCACTGCTTCACATCTTTTCTGACGATTTCGAGCAGAATAAACGCGTGCTGCGCATCAACCGTCGCTTTTATGAAACTCCCATTTATATAGAGATACCTTCCAAAGCCATGTTGAAAATGTCCTCAATAGAGGAAGTTCTCATCAATTACGAGGCTGTAAACTTCAATGGCGAAGAATGGCAATGGAAGGCTATCAAGACTTATATGAGCCGACACTTCGTAATGTGTTCCGAAGTCAAGACATACGGTAATCAGCAGAGCGAGGGTATGAGCCGTAAGGCTGACGAGCAGTTCTTCGCCTTTGCCAATGGTATATTTCACAACGTAGAGGGCAAATGGAAATTTGAACCAGTCAATGAGCTGGGGGTCGTCACACACAATAAGAACAACTACTACCTGCCGGCATTCTCGACGATATATGCTGGCAGTGGAAAGCAATTTGACAAATACGAACTTATCAGCCAATTGGTATACAAAGAAGTTCCAGCAGAGAAAAGAGTAACCTTTGAAAAGTGGACATACCTGATGGACCAAGTATATAAAATCAACGATAATGGAAAGTGGGCAATTCTCTTCGCAATTATGTGCGCCTTCCGAAGCAATATCCACTGCATCGACCGTTTATTCACGGCTCCCTTTTTTATGGGTCCTATGTCTTCGGGTAAGACACAGATAGCTATTTCCATTCGTTCTCTATTCATTTCTCCCAATATTCCCATCTTCAACCTTAACACCGGTACAGATGCTGCCATGGCTACCATTATGGGAATGTTTAAGGATGTGCCAGTCGTGCTGGACGAATATAACAACAAGGATATCAGCGACAACAAGTTTCAGGCATTAAAAGGTATCGTCTACGATGGAGACGGTAAGCAGAAACGCAAGGGTACATCAGGAAGGGAAATTGAAAACGATAAAGTGTTCGCACCCGTTGTTATCTGTGGGCAGGAAACGCCACAGCGCGATGACAACGCCTTGATGAGCCGTGTCATTGTCTGCGAAGTCCCAAAACCGCGGAACCGTACACCGGAAGAGGTGCGCATCTTCGAAGAACTTAAAGCTATCGAGGACCCGAATAAAATCGGACTATCAAACGTGTTACTGCAGATACTCGAACTGCGCCCCTTGTTCATGGATCATTTCCGACAGCTCAAACAGGAGGCGTACAATGAACTCAAGCAAGATGTCATCAACTCAGGTGAGATGGACAGACTAATGAAGACGGCCTCGCTTTTCCTTGGGACGGTAAAACTGATAGAACGATATTCCAATCTGCACCTTCCATTTGCATACGATGATTTCTTTAAGATAGTACAGGAAAAGATAAAGTTTCAACTTTCACTCATCCGTAGCACAGACAAACTGGCTATGTTCTTTACAGCTGTCAATAACATGATTGACACCAAGCAGGTTATCGAAGGTAGAGAGTTTCTTATCGAACAGCCCAAGAAAGTCACGGGCAAGGATTCCCGTGGAGACACGCACACCTTTACCTTTGAACCGGGTACGAACGTCATATTTCTACGCCTGAGTGCCGTCTTCAGTATATTCGACCGTAGCGGATACAACAGCGAGGGAAGCACACTCTCCACCTTGGAGCAGAACCTGCGCAGCCATCCATCCTACATTGGAACAGTTCCCTCACGGCGGTTTACATGGGAAGAGACTGTTGAAGTCCCGAGAACAGACGACCAGGAGACGATGGTCAAAATTCGAAAGCCGAAAAGCACATCGACCAGTGCAATAATCATTGACTACGACAAATTCAAGGAATTGTATAATATCGATTTCCGAAGAACATTTACCGAAGAAGCTACTCCTGCAACAGAACAGGAGACGCCCTCTGCAGCTCCAAGCACACCTGCAGAGCAGGCCTTTCCTTTTCCTCCGATGCAAGATAGTAATGAGCCATTTTAGAATAACAAAAAAACAAAAGAAATATGAAAGTAAAAGTGGAACTCCAAATAGAAATAGAAGGAGATTACAAAGAAAAAGATGTAGAAGAACTTCTTAAGTTGGATTTTGGAATAAATAGTTGCCCTTCAGACAATCCATTGATTAAAGATAATATCGGATATGAAATAGAAGACTTTTACATGGAAGTTTTATAAAACGTTTATGGACGCCCCGAACTAATATAGTAACACCCTTCTTTAATTAGAACTATTTAATTTTAAAAAGATATGGAAAAGAAAATTATTCAATTAAGTGAATACGAATATAATCGACTTCAAGAAAAAGCAGAGTTAAACGATGGTAAAATCCGTGAATTGGCAGAGAAATATTACCAAGAACGCGGAGTCTTTCGGATAGATATAAGAACGGGACTTCAAGACAAATACAACGGAGATACTATTTATTATACCGATGTGTTCTCGACCGAGAACGGTTTGTATAAGAATGATGGATTCAGTCCAATTATTACAGAGAAAGGTCGCAGGAAGATAGAGCGAATATTGTCCGATGCTTGCCAAGAAACCTTTGAGAATAAGTTTGGCGATGCGATTGAGTTCAAGAACCATTATGCAGACGCTTTGAGAAAATTTCCTATCACAAGATGGGTAGCATATACCATAGCATTCAGTGGGTGGGGAGTTGCTGCAGCGTTAATAGTAAATGTTATTTTTAAGTAGTATGAAGAATATAATGTTTTCAGACAAATTTTGCCTCACGCAGGCAGTGTTGAGCGGAACAAAGACGATGACAAGGCGACTACTGACCTTGATATTAGATAAGAATGTAGATGGCAAGTTAATCCGAGTATATCCGTCAAAAGTCTATTTTGACAATGGAAAATGGCTCTTTGAGTTTGAAGGAAGAACTTATTTTCTGCCGAGAGAGAACTATCCACGTTACGAGGCTGGAGAGATTGTGTCGATAGCGCAGACTTACAAAGAATTATATCCTAATGCAGATTTTGAAATGGTCGGTAATAAGTTCATGACAGAATCGGCTGGGTGGAATAACAAGATGTTCGTCCGCGCTGACCTAATGAAGCACCACATCAGAATTACCGATGTCAAGATAGAACGGTTACAAGATATTTTATGCGAAAACTGCTTGCATGAAGGCATTAAAGAAATCGACATCACACATTACAGAAAAAGATACGTGTTTGGAGACCGCAAAATAGAATACGACACCCCACGCGAAGCCTTTGCATCATTAATTGACAAGGTAAGCGGCAAAGGCACATGGGGGCGCAATCCGTGGGTGGTAGCTTATAGTTTCAAAAGGATAGATTAATATGAAACTTGTATTGGATGCTTGTTGCGGTGGCAAGATGTTTTATTTTGATAAAAACGACGACCGTGTGTTATTTCAAGATATTAGAAATTTTGAGACAACTCTTTGCGACGGCAGGACATTCTCCGTACATCCTGATGTACAGGCAGATTTTACGGATATGCCATATTCTGATAATAGTTTTTCGATGGTGGTTTTTGACCCTCCACATTTGCTCCGCAATGTTGGTAAATCAGAGTTTGCAGACATATATGGAAGTCTTAACCCTAAAGCCACTCCGACAGGCTACCAACAAATAAAATGTGGAGCATTGCAAAATAGTAATTGGCGTGATATGATTAGAGACGGCTTCACAGAATGTTTTCGTGTGTTAAAACATGGTGGCTTTCTTATATTCAAGTGGAACGAAACCGACATTAAAGTATCAGAAATTCTAAAACTCACATCAGAGAAGCCTATTTTCGGGCATATATCCGGTAAACGTTCTAATACGCATTGGATATGTTTTATGAAAAATTGATATCACCAAATTAAAAGCATATATTTTTCAGGTATTAAACCATTTTTTCTCCTTATGTAAAGCCGTGCTATTTTCAACGAATAAGTACGGCTTCATTTCATTTTAAACAGAATCGGACAGGCGTAAAATCCCCCGGACCCCCTAAATTTTCAAGAAACAAGGAAAACACGCATTTTGAAAAATATTTTTCAGAAAAATACCGTCCTACAATCCTACAATCCTACAAATTATTTTCTTTTCAAACATATATAAATAATATAACTATCAATAAATCAAATAGTTATATGATAATAATACGTTATAAGTTGAATAGTTTCTATTTGTAGGTTTGTAGGACGATGTAGGAAATAGATTTTTTGGTGCTTTTATGTAATTATCAATTCCCAACCTACAAATTATACCATATTGTAGGTTTGTAGGATTAAATATTAGAGTAATATATTGAAATATTTGAGTGATTTAATTTTGCTAATAAATTGATAATCATTATCTTTGTAAAATCAAAGAATAAATTTGTAGGAATGTAGGACGGTAGGAAGTAAAAATCTTAAAAAGCTATGCATAAAGAAAAAAGAGCCCTCAAAAAAATTGTTACCATCAAGATCGAACCCTATCTTGCAGAATATGTCGTTGGAAAATACGGCAAACAGAAAAACGAAGCGGTAAATATCCCTTGTAATACAGATTTATATCACTGTATTTGGGAGAATATGTCCCGACAGCGTACTAATCAATCCATACCTGAAGATGGCAATCTTCGCATTCAGCTACCATGCCGCAAGCCGGGTGATGGAGTTGCATGGAAGGATCCGGCGTACTATAACTACCTTTCCGTACCAGCTTCCAAAGAAATAGAATATCAAATCCGTCGGATGTTCAATTTCGAGTTACACCGGATTTTGCTCGAGAATGAAGAGTTTGGGCGGCAACGTAGGAATCTTGATGTTATCTATGATTTCATTCATACCTATCAGTTGAAATCTATCTCATCTGACGCTTTACTAAAAAACTACTATCGCTTCCGTAATCGTCTACGCCCTAAAAAAACACGTCAATATAGAAAAACGGCAGTTGATTAACATCATTTAATACAGACCGAATAAGCGTTTTTGTCATTCAAAATAATAGACTATGATAGAGTTTTCGAATCTTATCCAAGTAACACCGATAAATTCGGGTAAATCAAATCCAATTAAAATATATGAATTTGTAGCGGATTCTTTCTCGTATATTCCACAACTCACAAATAATGAAGCGGGAAGTTATTGGAACTGCGACAAGACAATCGTGATAGACTTACCCGACAACAGTGCACGCCATTTCTTTTCCATCGAACGGAATGCCACTGTAAAAATAAAAAGTTCAAACGGGCGATGGTATCAGATAGGAACATCCGATATTCCTGCTCGGGTTCAGATTTCCTCTAACCTAACCTCCGCAAACCTCATTATTAAATGTAAAATGCTCACAGATCCGCTTTTGTAAGTCTTTTGCCTACACCTTATTATATAGTACATTCGCATCAAAAATAGTTTTGATGAACGAATTACAGAATCTTCTTGCTTCAGGAAAGCCTTTATTCATAACCATTGATGGGTTCCGACAAGCCATGCTTGAAGTTTTTCCTCTCAATAGCAAGACTGAAGAGCAATCATGTATAAAGGCTACTTTCGGTTTTTCTCAAACTGAAATAGCTGCCTATTTGAAAGATCATACTTGGTATCAGTTTGAGACACATGTTGCTCTTCAAGAACTTCTGAAGGTATTGGCACAGGATGATGAAACGCCGACCGTAACGCTTACCGACGAGTTTGACAACGAACAACTCCCTAATAACAGTATTGCTTATCACCGTATTTGGGGCATGATTATGGGCGACAGCAACTACTGGTTCTCTTCGAAACAACTTGCTGTTGACTTGCTCGCAGCGGAAGCCAATCCGCAGATTTCCTGCCATTTCTTGCATATCAATTCCCCAGGTGGTGAAGCGTGGTATCTTGATCGGCTGAGCGAAGTTCTGCGGAATTGTCAAAAACCCATTCTCACACTTTACGAGCAGATGTGCTGCTCGGCAGGCTATTATATCGGTTGCCATGGGAACAGGATTTATGCACTCACCGAAAACGACTATGTGGGCTGCATCGGTACCATGTGCAGCTTCTACGACTTTGAGCCTTACTTCACAAAACTCGGCATCAAGCATGTAGAAGCCAAGGCTACCAACTCCGACTTAAAGAACAAGACTTTCGATGATTTACGACACGGCAAGAACGAAAAATTCGTGCATGACATTCTCGACCCGCTCAACGCTCAATTTCTTGCAGAGGTGCGTTCACAACGTAGTAGACTTGCTGAGCTTCCTGATGGTGCCCCGGTACTGCGTGGTGAGACATTCTATACGCCGCAGGCTGTAGAAATAGGGCTTACGGACGGTAGCCGTACAATGAGTAAAGCCATCAATGAAGCCGCTACAATGGGGCACGAGTATGCCGAATCCACCAAATTGAAGACTGCCATATATAATATTGTTTAATTTTTATTTTTTGTTTTATGAATTTCAAAGAAAAACTTATCTCCGTTCTCGAATTTCTTGGTTTTAAACAGAAGTTCGACAACAAAAGCCTTTCACAGGAGGAATTCAATGCTGTCGTAGCCGAATATCAAAAGAAGTATCAGGCTACACTCACCGATGACCTTGCTGCAGAACAGGCTACCCGGCAAACAGAAAAGCAGGCTGCCGAGTTCCAAACAATGCTCAACACCATTCAGTCGGTATTGAGTGGTACAGAATCTACAGCTACTGCTGACAACAAAGAGGGTGAACAGCAGAACCAGCCACAAACCAATGCCACACTCGAAGGCATCCTCGAAAGCATCAAGGGTATGCGGGCAGATTTTAAGGCGATGGCGGAAAAGCCGACACCTGACATGCCTGTACAGACGGTTACAGCTTCTCCGCTCAGTGTCAACGGCTTTGGTAACACACCGCAGTATCTCTTCGGTGTAGAGCACCCTATGTTCTCCATGAAAGATCGCTGGAATCAGATTGCAGCCAATCCCCGTGCTGCAGCTGCCATGCCAGAGGTGGATGAGCAGATAGATGGTACAGCTTTCTATAAGGCTGCCTGCAATTATGCAAAGTCACTCAAAAACCGCTACCAGTATTTGCAGCAAAATAAGATGCTCGATGCGCCCGCACTCGCCGCAGGTAAGTATGCCACCAACTATGAGGGTGTAGATAATGCTGGTGTTGGTGATCAATTTATCGTGCTGCGTCAGGATGCACTCATCGCGCGAGTGCTTCAATTACGTGACCTCACTCAGTTCTTCCCAGTAGCTTACGGCTATCAGGATCGTGGGCTTGTCTTCAATGCCTTCTTCGACGAAGTTTCTCAGGCTTACCAGCCAGGCGAAGTCTTCAAGGGTGGTATGAAGATTGAAAACCACATGGGCTACGTTGACGACGCGATGATCAAGATGGAGTGGGGACCGATGAAGGAACTCGAACGCAAGTACATCGGCTATCTCAACAAAGAAGGTTCTGACCCCATCAAGTGGACAATGATTGAGTACCAGCTGCTCAACACGCTCCAAACTGCACAGGTAGAGCAGAACAAGCGTCGCATGCGTGGCATCTATGTAAAACCCGAACAAGGAGTGGCCGGCTCCTACCTTAATGCGGGAACGGGCGCGCTCTATACCTTGCTGCGCTATGTACACCAGTACGACATCAAGCCGCATGCCGACGAGACCTATCGCTCCTATACGCAGGCAACGTTCCTTTCGGCCGTGCAAGAATTCATTGCCGACGTTCGTGCATCAATTACGGAGGATATGGATCTTGACCAGCACTGCGTTTACTTGAATAAGAATCATCAGGCATGGTGGATCAAGAATGTACGTGCAGCATACGGAAAGGATCACGACTTTACAGGTCCGATGGGTGCACTTAACGTCGTTCCGGATTCTACCGTCCGTATTATTTGGCTGCCTTATCTTGGCCAACTGCCGTTCATGATGCTTCATCAGCCGGGTAATATCCAGTTCTTGGAATTTGTGCCGGGCGAAATGCTCTCCATGAAGATGCAGGAGCAGATGGAACAGGTGCGTGCATGGAGCACGTGGAAGGAAGGTTGCTCGGCATCATTCACCGGTCGCCGCTTCAGCACCAAGGCAGAGATGGACGAAAACGCCTACGAGTGGCAGCAGATCTTTATCAACCTCTTCGCAGCTACCATCACTGACAAAGTCGATGCTGCCAACGGTTTTTGGCAAATCACCGGCACCGCCACCACGCAGGATACCTACACCGACATCGAGGGTGCAAAGACCGGTGTGGCCTACTGTATCGAGGCCGGTGTTTCCGATCATCTACCGAAGATTGCGAAGAGTGGTAAGTTTGCCAACCTCTCCACAGCATTCACCGCCACGGCTGTTGGTGACTATATCATGGTGATATTGGGCAACGACGGCAACTTCCGTGAATTGGAACGTTGCGTCGGCGGCAAGCGAACCATCAACAAGTCACTGCAGCCCAATGTACCGGGAGGCAGATAAATAATAAGGAATGTTGAATGAGCAGTGAGAAAATCACCTTCTCATTCTTCATTCTGTATTGTATCATTTCAATTTCAATAAGTATGGAAAAGTTAAATATTCAAAAATGCCATCGTGCGTATAATCCCATGAAGGGCTTTAACTATGCCAACCGGCAGACACGCAATATGTTCATGGTCGTGTTTGCCATCGTTGGTCTTGTGCTGCTTATCAGCGCATTTGTCGATCATTCCGTGCTCAGTTTCGGAAGTTCGAGCCTCTCACTCGCCTCTATGGCCATACTTGGTCATATTGACGATGTTTCCGACCGTGACACCCACGGTTCCGATATTTCTTACATTGTTTATCTTGTGGCCCTCGATCAGATTGACCGCACGAAAGAGTTTCCACAGCCCAATGCAAATCGTGAGGTAGCCACTATTCATCTGAAGTCCGGTGAGATACCCCATTACTTCGAGGCACACGACATCCCGACATTCACCGGAACTACCGAGAAAGGCGATATCACCACCACGGGCGAAAATAACTTTGTGCTCATCATGGGAGGTGCCCGTACGGAGCTCTACAACTTCATCGAGGAGTATAGTGGTGGAAAGTTCATCCTCTTCTTCAAACACATCAAGAAGAAGGAGTGGTTTATTCTCGGCGAACTCGAACGTCCGATTATTCTTGCCAATACGGAGACCAAGGACGACAAAGACGGACGCTACACCACGCTCACTTTCAAACGCTCATCGGTAGACCTACCGCTCGTCTACACCGGTAACCCAGCTATCACGTCGGCAAAGGCCATAGCTGCCGACGCTACCGACATTGCCATCACCGCAGGCAGCAATACGTATACTATTCCCAACGGTACATCGGCCGCAGCCGCCATCGCCACCGTGTCCGGACTCAGCAAAGCCGACAAGGGACGTTACATCACGCTCATCGGTGCCGGTACCGACAAAGCGGCTACCATTGCCGACGGCGCTACCTTTGTACTCGAGGACGGCGCTACGTGGACAGCCAAGACCGGTGCAACCATCACCTTCCGTATTCTCGACACCACGACGCTCATCGAGGTGTCGCGCACGGAAGCATAATCAAGGGCTCTCCCCGGCTTCTCCCAGAAAATGGAGGATAAACAAACACCACAGCGGGGGAGACCTTTTTCATTTCATACGTAACATTTCACATTCAATACTCGAATCATGTATAGCACAAAAGAAAAACTTTACCACTTCCGCCAGCTGGCTAATCCGCTTGCTGCCGAAGCCGATCTCGCTTTGCTGCATGAAAAAAATCCGCAGTCGACTGACTTCACACGCTTCGACCTTGCACCTTGCAAGAACGCCGAGGACATCCTCTTTGCCCTGCTCGACGTCGCCGACCACGATGACATCGTGCGCAAACGCCGTGAGTTCTTCTCCACCCAGGACACCGGCGGTAACGATAATCCCAATCCTGATGCTGATGGCGGTGATGGTAATCCCAACCCTGATGTAGGAGATAACAACGAGAATCCTGATGCAGGAGGTAGCGACGATAATCCCAACCCTGATGCTGATGGTAGTGATGGTAATCCCAGTCCTGATGTAGGAGGTAACAACGAGAATCCTGATGCAGGAGATAGCGACGATAATCCAAACCCTGATGCTGATGGTAGTGATGGTAATCCCAGTCCTGATGTAGGAGGTAACAACGAGAATCCTGATGCAGTAGATAGCGACGGGAATCCTGCCCCTGATGCTGACACAGATGGTAGCGGCAGCGAAGCCCCAGCCGACGATGAAGGTCAGGCCGCAGACGAAACGTCAGCCGTCAACCCTGCCGAAGAGGAGGAAGCTGCCACGACTAAAAAATCGGCTCCTCCAAAAAAAAAGAAGAAGAGTACCCGAAAATAGACTGGGACAATCTTGATGATGCAGACGTACAGATGGCAACTGTTATCTACAATGACCGCATCAACACCTGGCGCAAGATGAAGCAGCTCGACGAACTGCTGGAGACAAAGCCCACTGCACAAGCCGTAGCCGACATGGCCGAGTTGCGCATTCGCAATCTTCAGGCATTCGCCGAGCTGCAAGCATTCAACGATACAGGTAAATTCCTCTGCAAGCACCCCCTGCTTTTCGGCCGCTCAGAGATCGCACAACTTATCAAACTGTTGAAAGCCGATCCCGCCGAGTTTCTCCGTCAACACAAGAATGTGCTCGACAATATCAAGCGCTACAAGTCATATATCAAGCGCAACGACCGACGATACCGACGGCTGCAAGATAAAGAAAATCTCGAACGGCATCGCGAGCGCGAGAGATTATTTAAGATGGTTCTTGAACAACAAAACAATTAATAACTACAATGGGAAATCGTATAAAAGTTTTTAATTTAGGTAACCTTCCTACTGCTCCGCTGGACTCTTTTTATGAGCTTCAGGAAGATTTTAAAATATCTGACCCTGATAAATTATCGAAGCTACAAATGCTGATAATCACCCGTGGCTTCAAATATTCATTTAAAGTGTGGAAAGATTCTATAGGAAAATTATGGATCATCGATGCGCATCAACGTCGAAAAGCACTGCTCGGCCTACGCTCTTACGGCTTTGTAATTCCGAAAATTCCTTATGAAGAAATTCAAGCATCCAATAAACGTGAAGCGGTAGAAGAGATCGCAGCCTACAATTCCGAGTTTGCTGCAAAAAATCCAGATACGCTGTTGTTCAATAAATACGATATAAAACCTATAGATTTATCTAAATTCAATTTAGGTTATGAAGTAAAAAAGACAGATTTTTCCATTGTTGAGGATAAAATATTTTCGACAGAGAGTGAGAACACAGAACTTCAAGAAGACGATGCCACACTTTCTACTGGTAACGAATTGACACAAAGTTTTGTTCTTCCTGGTGATGTATTCTGCCTTGGCAACAATAGGCTAATGTGTGGTGATTGTCGTTCAAAAAAGGATGTACAAGCCTTAATGAATAATCGCCTTGCTGACATGATCCTTACTGACCCTCCTTACAATGTGAACTATGAAGGTGGTAACGACCAGAGATTGACCATTCAAAATGATTCCATGGAAAAAGATCTCTTCTTCCGATTTCTGAAATCAGTTTTTGATATAGCTTTTTCTATCCTTAAGCCTGGAGGGTCATATTATGTTTTTCATGCGGATACTGAAGGAGAAAACTTCCGACGATCTATCAGGGAGGCAGGATTTAAAATTGCCCAATGTTGTATTTGGGTAAAAGATATGTTCGTTATGGGTAGACAGGATTATCAATGGCAACATGAACCTTGTTTGTATGGATGGAAGCCTGGAGCAGCTCATTATTGGAATGCAGACAGAAAACAAACTACAATATGGAATTTTGATAAGCCTAAAGCAAACCGTATACACCCTACGATGAAGCCAATTGCATTAATGGCTTATCCCATAAGTAACAGTACGAAGCATGGAGAGGTTGTTGTGGATTTATTCTCAGGCTCAGGATCAACCATAATGGCATGCCAGCAAACCGACCGTATTGGATATGGTATGGAAATCGATCCGAAATACGTGGCAGTCTCAGTTAGGAGATTTATGACGATGTTTCCACAACAGCCCATCTCGCTTATGAGAAACGGGGAGGTTCTTTCTCCTGAAGAAACTAAACATATTATATTATGTCAGAAGAAATAATAACCTTGTTATCCAATGAATATGTACAATCGGTACGGACATTCGGGGCATTAAGTTATGCTCCGGAACGTATTTGTCAGTTGCTTGGCCTGAAGAAAGATGAAAGAACTGTATTACTATTGCGTATAGAAACCCCCGGTGATGTCTACTATGAAGCCTACCATCAAGGCTGTGCACTGGGGGAGTACAATATAGATGCAGAACTCGCTAAGAAAGCGGAAAAAGGAGATATTGAATCTATCACACTATTGGAGGAACGTAAAAATGAACGTTCTGAAAAAGATCTGCGATTTAAGTTGTTTGGTATATGATAAAAAGTGATATTGAGAAATTAGACTCTATTCACCCCGACCTTATTTCTACATTTCTAACAAATGGAGATTGTGAAGGCATTCCTACTGATATAAAGATTTTCTTACAGCAGTTACAGTGGTCTGTCGAAATTTTTGAATTTGAACGAAACATAACTCGGGCGGCAAAGAGACTCCGCTTACGAATTAATGCCGAACAGCACATCAAAATAGAGGAACGTACTTGTATGGCGAGAATATATCAAGCCATCAACTACTTCCAAGTTGATTGTAATGTACCTGTCAAGGTTTGGGAAAGTAATTTTGCAAACAAATACGAAGATTTGGCGAAGCTGTGCGCCCAACGGCGTGATTATAAGGGAATGAAGGCTTGTTATGACGCAGCCTTGGAATGTCGTCGTCGTGCTTCTGAGATTGCCGAAGCCGACCGTGATCTCGGTGTTACCTTCATCATTACTCCCACTATCACTGCCTCCGAACTTGGCTTCACGAAGAAGAACCTCAAGGAAATTGCTGCCAAGCACAACCAAGGCTTCTATGTTACGCTAATCGACTCGCTGCCTATCGAGACGAAAGAGAAAAAACGGCTACTGCGCGATGCCGATATTCAGGATGCAGAAATAGTGGAGGAAATACAGAATGACTGATCATCAACAGAATGAAAGTGTACTCAACTTCGAGCACTACTACATGAACCATGTGCAGCTGCTGGCCAACATCATCGACCCCAACATGCTCTATGCCGAATGGGCACGTGCAACGGGAAAGACAGAGGGCGTGATTGTTCCGCGACTCATCCGTGTAGCAAACGACATGCCCGGAGAGTTGTCATTCTTGGTTCACAAGACTTATGTTGCGTTGATGACAAACGTATGGCCGAACATTCAGGCTTCGTTCTCACGCCCAGTCATGGTCGGTGGCAAACAGAGGGCAATGCTTGAATACGGTATCGATTATGTGGTGGGTGAAGCGAAGTTGCCTTCTCATTTCCGTCTTCCCCGCTATCCAATAGCCTATGCCAAGCACTCGGTCATCTTCCGTAACGGTGCACACCTGCAGCTTGTATCATCCGATCAGCCGGAAAGTGTTGCCGGTCGTAATGCTGTCCACGCCTTCGTGGAAGAGATGAAGCACAACAGCGGAGAGAAACTCAAGTCGCGACTGTTTCCATCGCTGCGTGGCGGTTCTGCCGACATCCGTCGGTCTGCCTACTACGAAGGCGTGACGGGTGTGAGTGATACCGCACGTGTAGACCTTGGCGAAGATGATTGGTTCGAAGAGTACGAGAACAAGATGGATCGTCGGCTCATCGACGAGATTGCCTCGGTATCGCTCGCTATCAATCAATCACTATACCGACAGTTCATGCTCCAGCAAGAACTACGTAACACAAAAAATCCCATCACGATGGAAAAGATACGATTGGAAAACCTACGACTCAATGCTTTTGTTGCTCGATGGAAGCCGCGCCTTGCCGATATGCGGCGTAATGCCATCTACTATATCCGGGCATCGTCATTTTGTAATAAGGATATACTCGGTCCCAAATTTTTCAAGACGCAGCTTGACACGCTCGATATGGACGAGTTCCTGACTGCCATCTGTGCCATACGCCACAAGGAGGTAACCAACAAGTTCTTCACCACCTATGACCACGAGCGGCACCAGTTCAAGGATAGTTACATTTATGACCAAATTTTAAAGTTGAACCTCAAGGACCACTTCACGCTCACCGCGCGCTACCTTCGCCACTACGATAAGCGTGAGCCTCTCTACATAGGCTACGACCCCGGCAACTTCCAGTCGCTTATCGTAGGGCAGAAAAAGGAACTCGGTCGTCGCTTCGACATTATCAAGGAATTCTGGGCGTATATCCCCGACGACCAACAGGACCTTGCGCAGCAGGTCTATTCATTCTTCGGTACCGATGCCGTGAACAAAGTTATCCACCTTTACCCCGACCGTTCGGGCAACAAGACACGCGAGGAACTCGAACAGATAACCACCGACTCGCTCACGATGAAAGCTGCTTTAGAAAGCTATGGATTTTCTGTGTTCCTTTACAACGAAGGTGCACCTACTATCTACCACTGGCAGCAGTTCCGTCTATGCCAACTACTCTTTGCCGAGAAACTTCCTTTACTTCCGAAAGTGCGCATCGATGAAAACGAGTGCGCGAACCTGTGTAGCGCGATAATGATTAGTCCACTCAAGAAAACCAACGGCAAAATAGAACTCGACAAAGCCTCGGAGAAGAAGGAAGAACTGAAACGCCGTCCGGGTTTAACAACACAGCTTCCAAGTGCAATGATTTACCTTTTGTATGGTCTTTATTCAGACATTATTAAGAAGGAATTGAGCAGTTATCCCGATGATTTGCCCGAAAATATCACGATATAACGCCTAATAATATTCGACATTTGATATAAAAAGCATCCAAGATATGATAATAATGGGGGTTATTTACATCGGTAAAAATCTTACTTTGTTGAAAATCAAAGATTTGTATTTTGAACAACGAAAAACAAAAAGTTCAAACAGCGTTTGGCACCACGCACCGCTGATTTTTGATATTGAGGTGCAACCCCTCAAAAGAGCGGAAATATGATATCAATCCCAATATTTCGTCCTTTGTTCTCATAAGGGAATTGCGTAATTTCGCAAGTGATGGAAAAGACAATCGAAATGGATGGCATCAATGCGATGCAGTGGGCAAGAGAAATCAGCAGGCTGCCGCAAGGCGACTTTACGCTGTGCTTCTTCCCTTATTCAAGGTCGCAGGGTATGGCTGGAGATGGGTTGGTGGTGAAGAAGCATTGCAAGTACCGGACACAGCTGCCAGAGGATCGCTTCGCCGTAGACTCGGAGAACTACTTTCTTTTTGAAGATGAGCAGGGAGAGCCGAGAATGTGCTACCGCATACTCATCAGGTATATGGGTTTTCCACAGGACGGATATAAACTACATAAGATAAACTGGTTATGAACGACAGTATAGAACTTTACGGCAATGCTGGGAACTATATTTTGGATGGAAATGTATTCTCCTTTCAAATAGGGGAAGGTCAGCAGATGTTTGGTACGCCTGGGCTACTCGTACCGCAGGGGATGCAGGTCAGTCTGCACGAACACCAGTGGCTCGGTGTCAACGGTTATCAGGTGTGTATGCGTGGTATGAATAATACCCTCTGCGACGAGGTGACGATGGAAATCAAGCAAAACCGTCTGTTGCCTCGCCTATATAGTAAGGAGATAAAAATGCTTTATGGGCATGGTCCCTGTGCCTATGTGCAGACCGTGGAGGGTGGCAAGATGAAACGTGAATACACTGCACTACCCGAATGGGACGAGTGGTTGAACACGTGGGAGGAGCGGGGCATGGAAGCCACTGCCCAGGAATTTGCTAAGACCTGCATAAAGAATTTCTATTATTTCGGCGACTTTTTCTGCAAATGGCGGTTTGCCCGAGGTAAGCGGCTGGGTATGATGCCCATTGCTGGACTGGAGGCTTTGGAGAACAAACACTGCCGACTCGCCACTACCCGTCAGGATGTTGCCTATGAACAGATTGTCTATGGCGACTTCCACCATATTGCCGTGGGGAGGTGGACATACGGGCTGGGTAATTACAAGATGTACCCGAAGTTCGCCCTGTCCGAGGTTAACAACTATCTCTATGCTGCCGTATCCCATCATCGCGAAAAATCAGTCGATGAATTCTACGGCGTGAACGAAACCCATCAGGGCGCACGCCCCTACATTCAGGGCAGCAACAAGACGGCCACCTACATCAACTCTTTCTTACGTAATTCGCTTGCTGCGAAGATACACATCATCATCCCCAATGCGTGGGTGACGAGCAAACGCACACAGCTCATTAAGCTCTGTGAGGAGAATAAACTGCTCAAGTCCAAGGATAAAGACTTGATAAAATACAATGGTATCGAAATAGGCACTGAATATCGCGAATCCTTACTCGTGGAGTATATGCGGCTGGAACTTCGCAAAATCGGAGACTATCTCAGCGGTGCCGACAATCAGGGCAAGGCTTATTCCTCCATCTCGTTCATGGACTCGTCAGGCAACGAGCAGCAGTGGAAAATCGAGACTATCGATCTCAAATACAAGGAATATATTGAGGCACTCATCGCTTACGATAAGCGCAGCGAAGAAGCACTCCTGTCAAGCGTCGGGCTCGACGCTTCAATTACGGCCGTCAGTAAAGATGGCGTTATCAGTAAGTCCGGTTCCGATGCCTACTACAACTACCTTATATATATCATGTCGCTCACGCCCGAAGACGAAATATGCTCCGAGCCGTTTAACCTTGCCCTCAATCTCAACTTTCCACACCTTTACAGACAAGGATACCGCATAGGTTTCTATCGAGAGGTTCCGCAGCGACAAGAAGACATTTCACCCAAAGATCGACTAAATAAGCAACAATCATGAATATACTGACAGAACTTTTCAAAGACCTCTCCACCTTCAGACGTTATGCACCGGGTGTAGAAACCAACATGGATTTGAAGGAGCTACAGCCTTCAGGGATAACAGCTCGAAAACGGATTGAAACCGTAATCAGTCCTGAAGTCTTTCAAGCTATCACGAAAGAGTCCGAAGAATCTCCGCTCTTGGAAGGACTACGCTCGGCTATGGCCAACATGACCATGGCCTCGCAGCTCATCTTCGACAGTATCAATCGACGTAAGAACGAAATCAACGTCTATAAATACGAGCTCGAAGCAATGAAGCGCTCCTATATGGATAACTATTGCAATACACTCGATACCATCGTGCAGCTGCTCATGAATACGAAAGTTCCGGATGATGATACAATATCTCCCGCCGCACTGTGGGCAAAATCTCGTTATTTTCAAATGTTACAAAAGTGCGAAATCAAAACCATGCCCGATTTCGACATGCTTTATCCCATCGACGCGTCTTATCTGTTCTTCTTTCGTACCGTTCCCCTTCAGAAAGAAACACTCGACGAAGCCATGTCTGTCTATTTCGCTAAACTCACCGATGATAATTCGTCCCTCGCCAGGCCGATACTACTCCTTGCGCTCGTCAAAAAGATTGTCGCCAAGGCTCTCTGTCGTTTCGATATTCTTGAGTTTCCTGCCACGATTCGCAATCTCTTCGACGAAAGTCATGCCACCCGTGCCGGTAAAGACGAACACGATGCTGCCCTCGCGCTTGCCGACCGCCTCTATAGTGAAGCCTCCGAACTCCTCTCGAATGTCGACACACTGCTCTCCACCGAACAGACTACCGACATCTCATCCTATTCTGCTTACAACCACCCCGACGATAAAATCATTATGCTGCCATGAGAGATATAGAGCTCATTTACAATGGTGAGACCTATCGCATCCCCAACCGCTGGGAAGGTATGTCCCCCAGCCTTTACATCCGACTCGTGGCCGACCTGTTGCGTATGGCCGACGGGCACCTCTCCGCCGGAGAGGTGCGCATCAACCACCTCCTGCACTTGATGGGGTGGGATAAACGAAAATTCCGTACTGAGGAGCAGATAGCCAATCTCGTAGCCATCTCCGAGCAACTCACCTTTCTCTTTCAAATCAACTATCCCGACAACAATGCGGCGCTCGACGGCATTTCCGGCAAAGTTTATGAATGTTGCCGCCGCATCGACCCCTATCACCTACACTTTCCGATTGCCCGCGTGCTGCGTCGGCTTGACTATCGATACGTAGTCGACCTCTGCTTCTGTGCCCAGCTCCTCCCCTCTCTCCGCATCAAGGAATATGCTTACAAAGGCTATACGGTGAAAACTTCCTACGGCATGCTCACCTGCTCGCTCACGGCACTGCAATATATCGAGGCCCGATCACTCATCGAGCAAGGTGAGAAATCGCTTCCCCTCATGGCAGCCATCCTCTATTACCCGGAGCAGCGATACGACTCTGAAAAGGCTCACGCCTTGGCACACGAATTCGCAGCGCTACCCATTGAGGTACTCACGGCCGTCTCGTTCAATTTCCAGGCGTTCAACAGCTACCTGTTCAACAAGACTTCGTTTTCCCTGCTTTCTAAGTTCGAGCCACAGGAAACTCACCCAATCACCACCGATGCCGTCGATGCACTCTACGACCTCTCCAAAGATGGGCTGGGCGATGCCTCGCAAATCGAGCAGATGAACATGATTACCTACCTGAAAGTGCTACGCAAGAAGACTATCTCGGCCATCCGCGACATGAAAGGCTTCGGCTGGGATAAAACCAAGATAAGCCAAGAATCTGGACTTCCAATTTCTGTGATCAATAAGATATTATGAGCTATCGTTTTACATAATCGTTCTTAACACACCTCTAAAAATGATAAAAGAACAATTCCTCTATTTTGCCCAATACCCAGCCAAGGATGGCGTCCTCGCAATGTTCACCAATGGTTCCGGCGACACGCCCGGCTACAATGCCCTCGTGAAGGCGCTGAAAGCATTGCCCGAAAGTTCACGTGTCCCCGAAATTGCCAACTATGTCTACGGGCAGTCGTTCGACGAACTCAAGCAGCGCATCGACAAACTCGTCGGTTCATTCCTATTTGTCGACTATGGCGAGATGGATATGCTCGCCAGCCAGCCGGGCTCCTTCCGCATCTCCCAGCGTATGGCCGTCACTGTTGCTTTTAAAATGCCCAACAGTGCAGATGCAGCCGAGTATATGTTGGCTTCCGATGCCACACTTCGACTCCTTTCTCAAGTCCACGCATGGCTCATCGCCGATGCCGATGCTGGGAACATTGATTGGCTCTCGCGCAGCGAACTTGATAAGGCTGAAATCGTTCCTTTCGTGGCCACAGAGCTCTCCTCCGCTGGTTGGACGCTCATGCTCTCCTGCGTTGCACCCGATACACTCAATACCCACACACTCTCCCGGTCCTTTGCACATCGCCTCTGATAGCTTACCTTTGCCTGCATAACCAACATTCCGGAAATAATGAAAAAATTACCAATGATATCAATCGTCTCACTGCCACTCTCCATCGTGGCAGACTTCTCCCAATACCTCTATCAGGATTGGGAATTTGCCAAGTGGATATCGGTCGCAATTGTTGTCGACACAGTGCTCAGCGTGTGGAAACATCTCATCCACAAAGATGCTTCCAGCGAACAATTCTTCTCCAAGTTCTGCAAGAAGATTGTCGTCTACATCCTGCTGCTCATCCTTTCCAATGTCCTCTCCAACTTCACTGTCCATGGAAGCGTCGTTGGTGCCACACAGTGGATTGGCACCTATCTTTGTGTTTTCATGATGGTACGCGAGGTCTTCTCCTGTGTTGAAAACATTCAAGCCATCTATCCCATTCTCCCCGCCTCCTTCGTCCGCCGTCTCAAAGACTTCAACGACAAAGGCGAGTACATCAATCAAAATAAATAATTCCACATTTACAACTATGGCAACAGAAGCACAGCGCGACTTCGCACGCGCCATCTATGCAGCAGCTAAGAAGGCTACTGATATCGCTCCCGAATTCGTCACTGCACAGGCCATTCTCGAGTCGGGCTGGGGTAAATCTCGTGTGGGCCGTTTCAACCTCTTCGGTATCACCCGCGGGACAGGCTGGAAGGGCAAGACCGTCCTCGTGCTCACCCACGAATATTTCTCCACTCCCGACCGCACGTTCTCACTGCCCGAACGCGTCGTCTCCGTCTGCAAGGTCAAAAACAAAAAGCTGTGGCACTACACAGTATATCGCCTTTTTAAGGATTTCGACTCACTGTCCGATTGCCTTGCCGAACACGCTCGGCTTCTCCAAAAGCCCGGTTTTGCTGATGCGTGGCCCTTCCGCCACGATGCCGAAGAGTTCGCCCGTCGCATCTGCGACACCCTCCGCAGTCGATATGCTACTTCCCCCGACTATCTCCGCATGATGCTCCTGCTCATTAAGTCCGTCCGTCAAATCTGCGCAAAATGATAAAAAGATTCATTTTCCGGTTGGCAGTCATCTCCACCGATAAATACCTCCACTTCATCTGCGGACTCATCATCGCGCAGGCCGTAGCTCAACTCCTCGATCGCCGTCTTACGTGGTGGGCGGCTTCCGCGCTGGGCCTCCTTGCCGCCGTAGTGGCTGGGGTAGCAAAAGAATACTACGACAAGAAGCATGGCGAACTGCCCGAACGACAAGACGCCCTTGCCACCTCTCTCGGTGGTCTGCTCGGCGTTCTCCTGCTCCTGTTCTCGTTATAATATTTTATGCTTATGAAATTCAAAATATTTTCTGCCCTGCTGATGCTCATCTTCGCCGGCCTCGCTTTCTTTGCCATCCGTTCCTGCGTCAACATCAAGGCCGACCGTGATCGCCTCCGCAACAATCAGAGTCTGCTGCTCCACAACGGCAATGTAGAAATCAGCGAAACTGCTTCCGGCCGTAGCCGGGCCTCTGTCCCTGCGCTCAACCTCCGCCCCTCCGAGTTCCGCCGAAGTGGCGACTCACTGCTGAAAGTTGCAAAATCAGCCGGCATCAAGCCCTCCCGTATCTCAGATGCAGCCACTGCCGCTACCGTCACTCGCGCCAACATCGTGGTTCCTGTCCATGTTGCATCTGCTACCATATCCCCTGACTCACTTGCTATAGCTTCTCCCCTCCCTGTTGGGAAGGGACAAGGAGAGAGACTCCTACCTTTCTCATGGTCCGACCCCTGGCTCTCTCTATCCGGCACCGTCTCAGACTCCCTCGTTCATTGTTCCGTGTCAGTTTCCGACACGCTCGATATCATCGTCCACCGCGTCCCCCATCGGTTCCTATTCTTTCGCTTCGGCTGCCGTGAGGTGCGCATGGACATCATCAGTCGCAATCCCCACACTCGGCTCATCTATGCACGATATTATAAGTTAGTGAAATAATTTTTTCTCATTAGGTTTTTAGTCATTTGGTTGTTAGATTGTTTTAGGTTAACCCTCGGGAGCCATTCGCAATGATTGCGATGGCTCTTCTTTTATACCCCGCAGAATATCATACAAATAAAAACATCGTTAAAAAAATGTCATTACTACAAATTTTTATAGTAAAAGTTTGACAGTACGTTTTTTTGTAGTATCTTTGCAACGTCAAAAGAAAACAATGAGATATGGAACAAAAGAAAAAACTGATGGAGGTTACACCCAAAGAACGGGAACTCCTCGAAAGAATGAGAAATTATAACCGTTCTTATCCAAATGGCTATCCCCAACTCCTATGGGACTTACAAGCACTCTTCGATAAGATGGTTCGGCAACCATACGAATAAAGCTAAAGAACATCTCCCGAAAAAAGGGGGAGGTATAATAAAAAAGTAAAACCCTATAAACACAGCAACAATGGAAACAGTTATGACAACCCCAGTAGTAGTTACCGATATGAAAAGGAAAGTACGAGACATCCTGATGTCGGTTTCGTGGCGTGATTTTGCCAATACCTACTTTCAAAAATCTTCTTCTTGGTTCTATCACAAGATGGATGGCATTGACGGCAACGGAGGTACCGGGGGCTTCAATCAACAGGAAGCCGAGCAGATGCGCGGTGCACTCATCGACCTATCAAACCGCATTCGTCGTGCTGCAGAAAACATTTAGGCGAGGTTCTCATTGACCTTCAAGACAAAAGCCGCCCGTCGCCTACGGGCGCATTTTCTTTTGCAACTAAAAAAGTAGCAGAACGTTAAATATTTTGCGTCACGCAAAAATATTTGTAAAAACGTTTGCCCGAACGTTTATTTTGTTTATCTTTGCAACATCAACAAATCATCGCTTTGCTTCCTCGCAGAGTTTGCCCTACTTCAGAATAGTTTTTTATTATACTGATGACTATAACAAGGTTCGATAAGGAAATACTCATTGAGATAGTTTCTTACATTCTCAATAAAACGCAAGGTACGGATATTTATCATGTCTTGAAGATTATCTATTTTGCCAACCAAAAACATCTTGTAAAATGGGGTGCACCTATGATTAGAGACGATTTTCGTGCCTACGAGTACGGCCCGGTCTCCGATCAGTTGTACAAAGCCATGCACGACAACCACAAATATGGCGATGACCTCCCCGAACTCTTCAAGCAAACAGCTTATTATGCTGGAGACGATGCACGCAGCAATATTCTTCCGTCACGTAAGCCCGACATGGACTTTCTCTCCAAGGCAGCCGTTGAAGTCCTTGACCAGTCGATTGCAGAGAATGCTGGACTGACTTTCCCGCAACTTCTTGAAAAGTCGCACGATAGCGCATGGCAAGAGGCATGGGAGAGAAAGGCAAAGAATGGTGACGACCTGATGTCTTCAACATCTATTGCCAAGGCTGCAGGTGCTGATGAAGCCATGCTTGAGTATATCAAGGAACAAATGGAGATTGATGCAGCATTGGCATGATGGATTTTTCCGAAGAGCAGCTTAATACCCTCACGCTTGGGGTCTTCAATCCTGGAGAGATTTATCGGCTTAAACTGACCGAAAAAGAGGGCGTGAAGCCTAAAAAGCAAGGAGACAACGGACGGAATAAATACTTTGTTGTTCTCGGCACAACGGATGATGGCGAGCTGATTGGCTTCGTCCTTATCAATTCTGAAATCAACCAATACCTTCCTGAAGAAGTCAAAGCATTGCATTATAAGATTGCTGTCAAGGATTATCCTTTTCTTGAAAAGGATAGCTATCTCTGCTGCTCAGAACTCAAACATATCGAGAGCATACATTTCTTCGAACGCTTTCAAAACAAGGCAATCGCAGTACTCCGTGACGATCATCTTGAAATCGTAAAAAACTTACTTGCACAGTCTCCGAGAGTGTCGGTTGCCGCCATGCGCACTTTTGGTCTCCTGTAGCAACTCTAAGTTTAACGTTCCATTCTCTTGTTATTTTTTATCCTTTCGGTATTATTAATTAAAACCATAAAATATATGAAAAGATTAAGACTATTACTATTAGTAGAACTTGTCGTACTTACCTGTAGCGCACAGAAGCCTCTCAGTTACACTAAGGTAATTCAAAAAGAGGGTATGACAGCCCAACAGTTGTATGAATCCTCCAAAAACTGGTTTTCCCGGACTTATGTCGATTCTAAAGCCGTCGTGAAAGATGAAAATCCTGGCAAAGAACTTACTGGTAAAGGAAAATTAGTGTTTTCTACTAATATGATTTACTCAAGCATTCAAGGATATATCAACTACCTTATTGATATCCAATTTAAAGATGGCCGTTTGAAATTTGCAATGAGTGACTTTCGCCATGAACCTGCTCATGAAGCAAAATATAATAACCATATGGGAATACTTGTAGACTCTCTTCCTAAAGATTTGAAAGACATAGGCATTGAGGGGATGAATAGAAAAGCAAGCTATAAATATTACTTCAAAAATGGGATTCCACTCTGCGAAAAGCAATTCAATGAACTCAGCAAAAGTCTTGAAGAGTTCATAGATAAGCGAGAGGAGACTAAAGACGATTGGTAATTTTTACACCACGCAAAACTTTTCCCCGAAATCCTTGCAGGTTTCGGGGATTATTCATATCTTTGCCAATGCTAAGACAATAGTTGTAGTCAACTCCGCAGAGCATCGGTTATTGCTCAGCATAGTTTGCTTGGGCTTTTTTCATGCCCACAAATTAATATTGGCGGTTGCCATCTCGTACAATTCGTATAGCTCTTCGGAGTGATGCACTATTGTTTTAGCAGCGGGATGTGCAGCCGCTTCTCTATATCGCTGTCCCGGCAGTTCCGGGGATGCTAAAACAATAGTGCAATATGCAACAATCAATCTCTTTCGAGTCCTCCGCCCATGAGCAGCAGACACTCGACGTCCGCGCTACGATACAGTGCAAAATCAAGTCCCTTAACCTTTGGCTCGACCAAAAGCGTAACGAAAAAATCAAGGCAAACATTTGCAACTTTCAAAACTTCTTCCTACCTTTGCCTTGTCAAAAATTTACTTGCGGTACAGATGCCGCCGACCCATGTCGGCCGTTTTTGTATCCCCATGTACCGAAAATCAATACAGCTGCACCGCGTCGGGTGTGCGGAAACGCCCCTGAAAGTCCTGCAAGTAAGACTTTGACAACGCGTAGTGCAGCTTCTTTATGTCAAAATTTACTTGTTATGGCAACAACAATCAATGCCACCCGCACCGCCCGGCGCACGCTCACCATCAAGGAATGGCTGAGCCGAAAGAATGAGAGTTTCTCCACCCTCTGCGGAGAAGAGTTTACCAACCAACATGTGCTCCTCGCACATCTCTTTTGCATCGCGCTCATTGCGCTGTGCTGTGTGGCCGAATGGCTGGAAGGAGGTGCGCTATGAAACGTCCCCTCAATCAGACACTCAGCTTTGTCAGTCAAGACACCATCGCCGCACTCAACGAGATGGTTGCCGACGGTAAGTTCCTCATGCACCTCGACATGCTCGAGCAGCTCGAGGCTACAATCCTGTCCGACGATACGGGTTGCTTTGCCGACCAAACAGGAGAACCCCGCTCGGGCGTCTTCCAAACCCTGCGCACGCTTCGTGTTCTCAAAGACGATTTGCGCACACTCAATGCCCTCTGTCCGGAAAGTCCGACAGAGATAAGTGCCGAAAATGTTTAATCTGTTAATGCATACAATAATGAAACGCAACAATAATCAGCCTCCCCTCCCTTCGGAGGGAGTGGAGGTTTCTGTCTACATCGCCGCCCTTCAGGCCACCTACCGCCCTGCAGCGACCCCCGCCGAAGCTACCCACTTCTTCTCCACGGCCGAGGTCGTTGATGCCATCAAAGAAATCGACCCCTCAGCCAAGGTTAGTTCCACTCAAATCTTCGTCGCCCTCCGCGATGCAGGTTTCGACTTCTGCAACCGGCCTGGCTCCCATGGACTGGCGTTTAAGTGGATGTTCCGTGAGCGATAATATAAGGATATCTATAATAAAGGTGGTGTATCATGAGATACACCGTCCTTTATTCTACCATTTCAAATAACTATCTTTGTTTCATGATTACAGAAAGTCTCATCCGAAAAAAGTTCGTCCACCAGACCATGACCGATGCCGTCAACCGTCTTTACGCTGCATGGCAACCGGCTGTGTCCGTTTTCCAAGTTCGTTCAGGCCAACTCATGCGCTTTGCCCTTGGTGGTGCAGCCACACGTCATGTCTCCGACGGCTCCTACGAGCTTCGTCTTTTCATCCCACTCCACCTCCGCTTTCTCGATATTCAGTACCGCCGACCCCGAGGCACAAAAGCCAAAGGCAAGGCCAATCTCTACAACAAACTCGTTTGGCCCATCCTCTATAAGCACGTCTTCCCCGAACTTCGCTACGGCTTCACCGACGAGGTGCGTAGCCAACTCCGCAATTGTCTTTCAAAAGCCGTCTCATCTCAATAGAACTTTTCTACACATAATTAGGGAATCTTCTCTTGTTTTTATCATTCAAATAGCTTATCTTTGCGTCATCAAAACAAAAGGACTATGGTGTACATACTGATCGAACTTATCATTACACTCTTCCTCATGCCTTTCGTTATTAATTGGGAGGATTGGGGGTGGCGTGCTTGTATCATCTATGTGGGCTGTTGCATAATGTTCACCCCCATTGTAGGCATACCTGTTTATAAGTTCGCATTCAGATAAGGCTTCGTAACTGTCCTTTCCACCATCACGGCCTGTTGTTATCTTTGCTCTGAAAAATAACAACAGACCGTTTTTTATGGCAAAACATCTATCCGAAGACGAAGTTACCCTCACCGTCAATGCTCGGGCCGAAAAGGCACAGCAGAATATCCGCACGTTCTCAAAAGAAATCGATCGCCTGGGAGAGCGAAACAAATCGCTGCAACGACAGATGGAGTCGCTCGAACTTGCCGGAAAGAAAGACACTGATTTGTGGCGACAGCGACGCGCCGAGTACGGCAAGAACGCTGCGCAGGTTCGAAACCTCAAGCAGCAGATTGCCGCCGAAACCAAAGCACTCGATCTGAACGCACTCACCATGTCACAGCTCCGTCAACAGGCACGCGACCTTCAGCGACAACTCGACAACACCTCAAAATCCATTAACCCTGAAGAATGGAATAAGCTCAGCACGCGGCTATCTGATGTCAAAAATCGCATACATAGCCTCACGGAGGCTTCTAAAGGATTAGTCGAGAAATATAGCAGTCCACAAACCATCTCCTTCTTCCGAGGAGAATTGTTCATGCGATTCGCCGAACTCGCAGGAAAGGCGACAGCGAAGGTAAAAGACTTCGTAAATGAGTCCATCGATATGGCCGAGTCGGCCGATGGTGTCACCCACGCTTTCCGCAACCTCGATCGTCCCGAACTGCTCGACAATCTCCGCCGCGCCACTAAAGGTACTGTTGCTGATATCCAACTCATGAAAGCCGCCGTCAAGGCTCGCGACTTCAATATCCCGCTCGAAGACCTCGGTAAATACCTCTCCTTCGCCCAGCTCAAGGCACAACAGACAGGCCAGTCGCTCGATTATATGGTTGACTCCATCGTGACCGGTCTCGGCCGTAAATCGCCCATGATTCTTGATAACCTCGGACTCTCCGCGGCCGAAATCTCAGAAAAAACGAAAGAGACGGGCGACTTCATGAAAGGTGTGGCCTCCATCGTCGAGAACAATCTTGCTGCTGCCGGAAAGACCTATATATCAGCGGCCGATCGTGCAGCACAAAAAGCCACAACCCTTACCAACAAACAACGCGAATTGGGCGAAGCGCTGCTCCCCATTAGGGAACAAGCAGCTGGTGTCTTCGGCTCAATGAAGATAAGCATCATGGAGTGTGTGGTTTGGCTCTCCACACATCGCAAGGCTTCTCTGGCCCTAAGCCTGGCAATCATAGCCCTTGCAACGAGCATGACGGTGCTCAATGCATCCTTTAAAGCGTGGATAAAACAAACCACAGCAGCCCAAATAGTTATGGCTGCATGGAAATCAACAGCCAACACGGTCAAGGGTATTTATCTGCTGATGGCTGCTGCAATCAACACCCTACGTGGCCGAACAGCACTTGCCACAGCACAAATGCGTTTGTTTAACATAGCCTGCAAGGCCAATATCTATTTATTGGCAGCAACAGCTATCATTGCCCTTGGCGTGGCATTTTTCGCCTATATGAACAAGGTCAATCGTGCACGTGTAGCGTTGGTTGATTTCAATTTGGTGCATGCACGTGTGGCAGCCGACATCAAACGGCAAAGCAAGGATATCGAGAAGCAGGTCAATGACTCGACGGCATCTGAAATCACGAAAGTGAAAACACTCAAACAAACCATCCACGACACTTCGAAAACCTATAACCAGCGTAAAAAAGCCATTCAGGATATGCAATCAATTGTGCCCGGTTATCATGCCGCCATCACGAAAGAAGGACAGCTGTTCAACGAAAATACGAAAGCCATTGACACCTACATCAAGAACCTGCGGCGTGCAGTACGTGCGGAAGCTGCTTACGAACAGATGAAAGCCAATGAAAAAAAAATATTAGATGCGCAGTCGACGATTGACGATGCAACGCAAAAAGGACGCAATGTGTCAGCAGCAGCCACACGGCGAGGAGTAAATATGGGGGCTGGAGAGCGCGTGGAGGTCCATTCCGAAATCGCAGACTATGGATCCGCACAAGCCGTGAAAACTACCTATAATGTGGTTGACAAAACAGGGAAAATCATTCGCGCGCTTGATGAGACCACGGGAAAACTCGTTGCCAAAGACCAAGAAATGCAAGAGATGTTTACTTCGCGCACAAAGGCAGCGCAAGACAGCGTCAACCAATACGAAGCCCAAAACAACCGCTTGCAAAAGATTATTGAGCAAAATGGTGGCATCAACCAAAAACTAACAGGGAAAGTAGTGTCAGATAGTGGTAAAAACAAAAAAGGTAGTAAAACTACTGGTGACACCATCGAGAAAAATAGCTTTTCAATGGCCCGCACACAAGACCTCGATGCAGCCAAACAGTCCTATGATGATGATTTGCGTGCCTTACAGCAGGCTTTAACAGAAAAGCGAATCACACAAGAGCAATACAACGCCTATGTCGTGGCTCTCAATATACAGCATCAAAATAACTTGCTCAACATTGAGAAAAATTATGCGCAACGTGCCCAAACCATCGTGATGAAAGATGGCCAAAAGCGCAAACAACTGCAACTGCAGCAGCAAAAGGCCGTGACCACCCAACAACAAGCAGCCAACAACGCCTACTTGGAAGCCGAGAAACAATATTACGAAGCGCTCAACCAGCTCGAAAACATGGCACCAACAAAGCCACAAACCTTACAAGAGGAATGCCAAGCGAAGATTACAATTCTCGAAGGTTATTATAAAGCCTCGTTGCAGTTGGCCAAAGATGACAGCGAAAAGCAGAAACAGTTGGACAAGGCCTATGAAGAAGCCAAGACTGCCATCAAGGCAGACTATGCCGAAAAGGCTGATGCACAGCATGGCCAGGCTCGCCAGCAATATGGTCTTACCACTTTCGAAGAGCAATATCAGGCACAAGCTAAGAAACGCAAAGAAGATTACGATAAAGGAATCCTCAATAAGCAAGAGTATGAACAGGCCATGGCCAATCTTGACCAGCAGGCTGAAGAACATCGCTTGCAGATACGCCAGCAATATGGACTTGCTTCGCAACAGGAACTCTACAATGCCGAATTGGAACAGCTCAAGCAGCATTTGCAAAGCAAAGAACTCTCAGAACAAGAATATGAAGAGGCCGTTAAAAACCTCAAAATAGCCAAGATGAAAGAGGCTTTCGACTATTATAGCAACCTCACCATGGGCGCAATGCAAGCCTTGCAGACGGCCGAAGAAGCCAATGTTGATGCAAAATATGATGCTGAGATTGAAGCTGCACGCAATGCGGGAAAAGATACCACCGAGATTGAAAAGAAGAAAGCCAACGAAAAGTTGAAGATACAAAAGAAATATGCCGACGTTAATTTTGCCATCCAGGCTGCACAGATCATTGCATCAACGGCAACAGCCATTGCTAAAACATTTTCAGAACTGGGGTTCCCTGCGGGTATACCAGCTGCGGCACTGATGGGCATAACTGGTGCAGCCCAATTGGCTGCCGCATTAGCCGAGCGCAACAAGGTAAAAAAAATGTCACTGAGTGGAGCTGACGGAAACGCTTCGCCCTCGGGTGCACGTGTAGCCACAGGCTTAGAAGAAGGCGGTAGTATTGATATTGAACGCCGGCAAGACGGTCGCCATTTCTATGCCGCCTACAAACCCAACCAACGAGGTTATGTCGACAAGCCCACGGTGATTGTGGGTGAGGGAAGTTTTGGGCACAGCCGCGAATGGGTAGCCTCAAACGCTGCTATAGAAAACCCTACCGTAGCTCCTCTAATCGATATTATCGACCGCGCTCAACGTGCCGGGACCATCCGTACACTCGACATCAATAAAGTCCTCTTGCAACAGGCCGTCGGACGAGCCTCAGGAGGCTTCGTTGCTCAACCTGACGAATCTCAGGTTCCAAGGGGTGCATCCATCTCCGATACACGAAAAGATGCGCTCATTGAACGGCTCACCTCCGTTCTTGACCGCCTTTCCTCAGATGGTATCCATGCTTCCGTAGCCCTCGACGAGATTGATCGTAAGCAGCAGTTGCTCAATAAAGCCCGCCTATTTGGCAGTAAATAATTCTCCTTTACATGTTTACTTTTTTACCCTTCCACTTTTATGAAGATTACCAATCTCGAGCATGGCGAAGACTATAACCTTCGCCCCGACACACAGATACAGGTCGAACGGACAAATCCGTTTTTCAATGACTACGGCGAACAAACAACGCCACTTGAGCTTCCCGCTTCCGAACGCAACCGCCGACTACTTGCCTTTCCCGACTCCTTTGGGCGCAGGGTTAAGATGTCGCCTGTTGATGTTGCTATTAGCGATGGCGAGTATTTCGCTCAATGCAGACAGATGGTACTCTCGGCGCAATACAAGGGCAGCATCTCCACTGCGTTCTACATCAACGATGGCTCTTTCTATTCAAGAATCCAAAAAGTTAAACTAAAAGATATTTTCAAAGGTGAATTCATTCCAGGTATCGACTCCGTCGAAAAGGGTATTGACTTCTGTCGCGGCCTACGCGATAACAATAATCCGCAATATGGAATCTTTCCTGTCCTTCTCACCGACGATTCGGGAATAAGTTCGGGCTTCAATTTCAAAATACTCAATGCTTTTGGGAAAAATAAACTGATGAAGGCTAAAAAGGTGTGGTTCCTAAACGAATACCACATCATCGAATCACTTTCAGCCTTTCATCCCGACTGTGTAGGCGATGGTTGCGATTTCTACAATGCCGTGCAGCGCACCGAATATGTCGGCGAAGTACCCATCACACTGGCACCGGGCTATTATATCTCACCGTTTATCCGTACAAACTATCTCTTGAAACGTATCTTCGCACACTTCGGCTACGAGCTGCAAGACAACTTCTTCACTCGTACTGAGCCATTCTCGAAGATGGTGGTCATCAACAACGTCATCGATGTCTTGGTCAACGGAAAGATAAAAGTTGCCGACCTCGTTCCTGATGTCTCCTGTGCCGACTTCATTGCTATGTTCCGAAAGAAGTTCTGCTGCGAGTTCACTTCGGATGAGGGACATCGCACAGCCGATATCATCTTCCTGCGCGATGCACTTGCCGCCCCGCCAGCCGAGGACCTCTCACACTGTGTCACCGAAGAACCTGCTATCGCCTATAAGGCGGAAAAAGACTACCGACGCATCGTGCTCAGCTCGGCCAATAAGGTCGACTCTGAGATTTCCGATTCCTACGATGATCTCAAGGCCATGGTTGCCGCCAATCCAGGAGCAACCTTCAACCCCGTTGATGGAGCTTTTTATAAGCAGGGCTTCTCGGGCGACTACGAGGTCATCACCAAGATTGGTGAGGCATCGCAACCTTACAACACAGGCGACCCACTCGAAGCTAAGGAGGTAAAAATACCCGACCTCATGCCCGAATTCCGCCGACTCCGTCATAAGGGCACATTCGAGGGAACAGAGGTCACGACCGACTTCGACCCCTACCTCTATATAGGCACTTATATCGCACTCAATTCCAAGATGGTGGTCGCAGGAGAAGATAAGGAAGAAACTACGGAATCCGCAACAAAACAGAAGCCCATACTGGCCTTTAGCTACCAATCTGCTGACCGTCCCGAGGGTACCATCTCGGCCTACGATGTCCATGATGAGGTTCATCCGCGCATCTTCGACTATGCACTCTATCATCATGGTCCCGAAGGTATCTTCGAACGGTTCTACCGAGACTACGACCTACTGCTGCGTAACTCCCTACACGAGACGAAGGTAAAACTACTACTCTCACAGTCGCAGAAACAGAACCTTTCGTCTTATGCCAAGGTGGTCATTCGGGGCGTGGCATTCTTTTTCAACAAGCTCAAGTTTACCTTAGGCGGGAAAAATGCCCCTGTAGAATCGGAACTGTATACCACGGCCCTCATGGAGCCTATCGTCACAGCTTTGCACATCAACGAGCAGCTCCCGGCTATGAATGCCACCTATAAATGGGTAGGCCGGGAGCGGCAGACAGAGGTCAGCAAAAGCGACTATGACAATGCTGGACTTGACAGAGACCGCACCTTCACAACCATCTATCCGCCCCTACCCTCAGCCATGTATGCTGGTAAGCCCTATAGCATGCGGTCTTCCTTCACCTCCCAGCAGGTACGCCACTCCACCTTCTTCCGTCATTCTAAATACAAATACACACGTACGGATGTTTGGCTGGAATGTGTTCCAAAATAAAGGTTTTGCATGCACCTTATCAGCCAGGCTGCTTATCAACCTCACCTACTGCTCGCCATGTCCTTTTCCCTTTATTGCTTTTATTGTAGATTTGCCATAAAATAAATATTGTGCATAATGAATAATGCATTATGAATTAAAATGGATATACTCTTAAAACCCGATTCTCTGTGTCTCTCAGGTGCGATGAACCATTTTGTCATAGCTGCCACAGGTGAGATCTCTTTCATCCTCAAATACGATGACACTGACACCATCATCGTCCGACACACCTACACGCCCAACAATCAAAAACGTATTGAGGTCGACTTAGAACATGTCGTCACACCACTGCTTTCTTTCCACCTGAAGGATGTTTCCGATGCCTATAAGCAACCCGACATAGCCCGTAAGTTCACGGCCGTAATCTCTGAGGTTGGAACAACTGATACAGAATCGTGGTCATTCACTGTGCTGCGGGCTGGCATAGACCGCTTTGCCGATGCAGCGGGCAACTGGCTCAAAGCAAATTTTCTCACGTGGCAGCCGACCATGAAGCCCGTCACCTACTATACGCCAGAATTTCTCACCTATTACGCTGTCGTAGACGCTGTAGTACGCTGCCGTGCCTATGTCGATAAAGGTGGTGAATATACACCCTACGACCTTACGATGGCTAACCTCTCTAACGGTTCTGCATGGACTATCCCTGTACAATATGCCATCATTGCTGGTAAGCTCAACAAACTACCCTCTTACTACGACGTGTGGGTAGAAACCAAGACAGGAACTCGTCTTTCTTATGTCCAGCGCTACTATGCCTCGGATGTCCGCAGCGAACAAGAACAGTGGGTACTCTTCGAGAACTCGCTTGGAGGAATCGATACTTTCCGAGCATACGGCAGTTCTGAAAACATGGCTAAGCACACACACAACATCGCTGAAATTGAGAATAACAGCTCGGAATACCGTGTCGATACAACACGAGAGTTCAAGAAGAACACGGGGCATCTCTCCGATACTGAACGCCGATGGCTCCTGGACTTTTTTCCATCACTGGGTAAATATCTCTATAATGAAACATACATCCGCCGCATCGTCGTTACTGAAAGTGATGTCAATTGGCAGACACGGGAGTTACCTTCGTCCTACACCTTCACGTACAAATTTACTGACTCCCGGCCCTATCTCAATCTCCCTCGGATAGAGATGCCGGCCGATTCCCTTCATATCAAAATCCCCGATGTAGGGTCTTTTACTGTCGCCCCACGCTTGGTTGAGCTGGATAGGCTACCACTGAGTGGTGGGGCACTTTTCCCTGTTCAGAGTCCCTACTCCGAGAAATGGAGCGTCACCACGGCCGCAGCCATCCTCGATTGGATTGCACACGAGGTAACGGCAGCCTACAAAGGAGACGGTTCCTTTGGGCATACACACGACAACATGTCGCTGCTCAATTCACTGACACTCTTCGGCAAATACCTCTTGGTCAACGCACAGAAAATATCTGCAGGAGAGGCTGATCTTGCTACGATAGCAAAGAACCTCGACCCGAAGAGCAGTGATTGGAGCAAAATCCTGAGAAAAGACCACGACGATGCTACCGAGCATAACCTTGGTGTGGGTGGAGACTTGACCGTGGGAGGTAACCTCGGTAGCAACAACTTCGTGCATGGCATGGATGGTGCTGGCTGGCGCATGTGGTTGGAAAATGAGCTGTCAAATCTTGAACTCGATAATCTCTCCGTGCGCGGGACGATGCGTATCTTCGAATTGCTCATCGACCGTGTCCGCAGTATCTCAGGTCAACTAATTGTTTCTGCGGCCAACGGAAAGGTGAGTTCTGTCACAACAATCAAAGATGAAGTACAGCTCTCCTTCGAGATGGGATGCACATTCGAACCAGGCGACTTCATTCGTTGTCAGAATTTCAATGGGAACAATCCTAAACATTATTGGGTACAAGTCAAAGAAGTACGACAGGCGGATGATGGTCGACAATTCGCCGTCATCGCCAAGGATGATGAGGGTTGGTTCAGTGGCAATGCCGCAGCCGGTGACGAATGCGTGTTATTTGGTTCCGACAAGCCAGGGAGACAGGGGCTTATTCTCATATCCGCCACTGACGATAGTCAGCCACGCATCGATATTCTCAATGGAGTACGGGAACGTAATCTGAAGAACAAACTGCGTACTCGCCTTGGCTGCCTTGATGGTATCCGCGATGAGTATTTTCCGAAAGACAATCAGCCCCATGGCTATGGACTCTATTCAGATAACGCCTATCTGAAAGGTGATTTTATCCTCCGCACGGGGGTCAACATCAATACCTGGATATCTATTGTTGAAGGTAAGGTGCGTAGCGAGATCGATTCCATGAGGTCTGATTTCATTGTCGGCAAGGGCTTCCTCTCAAACGCCCTCTTTCTCGATGGGCTGAAAAAGTGGCAAACAGAGAACGACACAACACTCTTCATGCTGGGCGGAAAATGGATATGGGCCAACAAGAATGCCCTATCCTGGAAAGGTGACTCAGCTGTAGTCGGTACTGACCATGGGCGGACAGTGCTGAAAATACATGATAAATATATCGTTCAGAAAAATGAAGACTTTACAGTCCACCCAAAGATTGAAAAAGACAAAGCAGGAAAGATTGTGCCACAACCCATATTCCTAACGTTCTATTATCGTGTCACCAAACCTGGGACACTCACGGTTGGTTTTGTCAATACTGATATCTCTGCTACACAGGATAACTACGAGGAACTTAAAGTTAGCGAACAGCTCCTCCCGACCGAAAACTATGTGCAGTACAAAGCTGTCGGACAGTGGAACGGAACAGGTGATTTCCGCCTTGCTTTCACAGGCGAGATGTATGTCTATATGCTCATCCTCACCCAGCGCGAGGTCGATGACTTGCAATATAAGTATCGAACGCTTTTTCAGCAAACCGACCGCCTCGTACAGCTCACAGCCGGAATTTACGGAAAAGATCCCGATGCTATCAAGGTGCTACGCGAGAGTGGCTTGATGATTGCACCTGAAGGATCGGGTATATTCGTCAGGAATGCCGACGGTAAAACTGGTTTTATTGGTGTCGGCGTACAAGAATATGATACGGAAGGCAATACGAAGACCGTCATCAAGCTTACAGCAGATCATGTCAAGCTCGAGGGATTGGTCACAGCGAACGAAAATTTTAAAATCCTTCAGGATGGAAGCATTGAGGCACGTAATGGGAAATTCTATGGAGAGATAACGGCTGAAACGGGTAAAATCGGTGGATTTCGTATTTGGCATGGCAATCTCTTTTGGAAAGCTTATGACTATTTTGGGAACGACAGCCGAAGTCTGAGAATAGGGGCAACCGACAATGATAGAGACGGACTTATCGACCTGAAGTATAGTATGTCCACATCCGGTCATTTCGGTATCAAGTGTGTGGGATTTGCCCTTGGTGGCGCTGCCATTTATGCGAGTACGTACGATGAGGGAAGTCAGTCTTTTCCCAGCTACAATAACGCCTATGCAGGCTATTTTGATGGAGGACTCTACTCGAAGAAACTCTATGTGAATGAGACCTTCGTAGTCGGTCAGGTTGATGAGAATGGGGTAAAGGGATGGAATGGTATTGACTTCGATTTCAACCAAGACCTGGATGATATTCGGTTACAGGTACGGAAAGGTATCATTGTCGGTATCAGACGTGAATAAGGTGAAATTTGGATATACGAATGAATAAAATATGGTAAAATTAAATTTTGAAGCGTTCAGGATACCTACAGGTATCCGGCGCACTGACTACGTGGTAACAGACGCACGCGAAGGTGTTGCCGATATGATTTACCTAAACGCAGGTGGCATCAAGGCGCATCGACTCGCTTTCAAGATTTTCGAGAGCAAGGGAGAAACAGACTACGATGAGATTGAGGTGCGTATAATCCGTGAAAATATAGAACGTATGGGACTCGGAAATGTAATCGATGCACTCAGTGCGCAATTGAATAACCAAATAGAGGAGACAAAAAAATGACAGATCCCGAAAAACAAGAACTTAAGAACGACATCAAGAAAGATGTCCTGAGTGAACTCAAAGCCGGTTCGACTTCTGTACAGGAACTGGAGGAAGTGCAGACGCTCGACAATGTTGAATCCTTACCCGCTGCCCGTGGTAATGATATGGTGAAAGTGCCCATAAAACTATTGGAAAAGCCTGCCACCGATGCAGCAAAAAATGTTGAAGGCGCTCTGAAAGACTTGAAGAAGGTAAAAGACGATGCACAGGCTGTGGCCGACATGAAAGATAACCTTACAACATTGAAACAACAGGCAGAAACGGCTACCACAGAGGCAAAGACAGCTGCAGATGCCTATAAAGATACAGCACTTGCTGCCTTGCATGGGGCAACAGTTCGCTTCTCGGCTATTGACACGGCTGTACATAGCATTGAGACGGAAACAGCGACGGCCGACAATACTGACACAATAGTCTATAATACTGTCGCTAAACTTTTTTTATTACAAAAGGGTACAAAATATCACAAGACGTGGCATGCTTCTATAAACAAGCTGCCAGCAAGCGATATGTACAATGGGGAAAGCGTACTGACCGATAAGATTTTTGTATGCAACACCAAGGGAAAGGATAAATTCTATACTTTTTCGCAGGCCTCAGGGCTTGTAGAATTTAGTGGTAACAATACTGGGAATACCATCAATATGGCGCTAATTGCCCCACTCCCCTCGGGGCAATATTACACACTTGACACAGCCATTAAGGCTGTTCCTGAAGAATACCGTGGGCTGCTACGCTGCATTACTTATCCCACACCTAAGGGTGCCGAAACGAAACAGTTTCTCGGTATCTCAATCAACAACTGGGAAACTCCAGCTTCATGGGGAGACTTCGGTAGTGGTGGCCGCATAAAATCTATCTTGTTTAATGGTAAAGCACTCGTACCTGCAGAGGACGGTTCAATAGCCATCAATATGGATACCATTGAAGTGGATGCTTCTCTAAATCAGGAATCTACTAATCCTGTACAGAATAAGGTCATAACGGAAGCACTTGATGGGCTGAAGAATCCGTCGTTCAATGCCGATGTGGATAATGATAGTGACGGGAGCACGATAACGCTTACAACAGAATCCGGACACCAAGTGGCTAAGTTTAAGGTACAGGGTGGCGGAGGTGGAACTTCCACTACATCAAAAATTATTCTCACAGGCGGTGTAGATAACCCAAAAGTAAAAGAGGGAGGACATGCTATTCTACACTGGGTTTACAACCATCTTAATGCGGATGGGGCAGAAGACGGTATCGTAGGAAACATTGCTCTCACCATCAAGAGGGGGGCGGTAACGCTTCATGAGGAAACGCTGACAGGGATCGCACCAAGTGCTGTCGCTCACGCGGTTGTACTCGACGCATGGTTAAAAGAGGCAGGAACGGTTGCCGTATATCTATCCGCTACAGTCAATGATAATGGTACTTTGCAAAAAAAGTCTTTCTACGTCCCGGTTAATGTCGTGTCTTTAGGACTTGTACTAACCAATGTCAGCAGTATCGTAAGTGCTATCGCCTCTGGCGGTTACAAAGACGGAAATGTAATAGATATTGCTTATGCCGTTAAGGGAAGTGGAGAGAAAGTTATCAATATGTATATTGACGGTAACGTGATTCCAACAACACAGACCGTAACCAAGTCGGGAACCACAAACGGTGTGTTCACCATCCAGGCAACAAACCTCACTCCTGGAAGACATACCATACAGCTGGTAGCAGAAAACGGAAATATTCTTAGTGATAGCATCTACATCGATATACTCAAGGCTGGAACTGAAGTACCATTCATCGGATTGTATTTTACTTCCATGGGAGGAAGGATTTTCCATTCTGATTGGAAAACTCCGACCATCGCCTGCCAGCAATATGAACAGACGGTCTTTCAGTATATGGCTTATGACCCAGCTTTTGCGCCTGCGATATTGATAGAATTCCAAAACGAACAACAGATAAAGTCTTTCGCCGTAACCCGATCCTTACAGACTTATTCGAACCGATATACAGAAAATGAGGTTATCGCAGAGAAATTCATTTGCGGAAAAACGACCTACTCCTTCAATATTGATGTTCAGAAGAGTTCTATTGATATTAGCAAGGCTACAGCCGGTCTTGTTTTCGAACTGATTGCAGCCGGCAGAAGCAATGGAGAGTCTGATCCTGGTGTATGGGAAAATAAAAGCGTAAAAACGACTTTCTATGGTATAGACTGGAAGTCGAGTGGCTGGAACGGCGATGCTTTGGTTCTTCGAAACGGAGCAAAAGCTGTTGTCAACTATCTACCATTCAGTGAAAAGATGGACCCTGCAGCTTCGGGAAAAACAATAGAAATGGAATTCAGGATTAGTAATGTCGTCAATCCTGACGAAGATGTCATCAGTTGTATGCAGGGTGGTAAGGGATTTCGCGTGACTGGTGAGAAGGTCAGTATGCTTTCGGGATCATCTGTGTCCTATATTGATGAGGAGGGAAATGAACGAACTCGTGTCGTTGGCTTAGAGAAATATTTGGCCGAAGAGATGAATATAAAACTCGCATTGATGATTGGTAAACGTTCCGAATACCGACTGATGGAACTCTATATGAACGGTACGAGGGAAAAGGCGGATATCTATAACACGGATGATAATTTCGTACAAGCCATACCACAGGGTATCACTTTCGACTCGGCCAACGCCGATATTGAACTACGTAGTATTCGTGTTTACGACCGGGTACTCAATGATGATGAGGAGGTGGACAATTATATTGTTGATCGACGAACGAGCGAGGAGATGCTGGAGAAGTTCGATGAAAACAACGTATTGGATGATAATGGGAACTATGACATCAATAAAATATTGGCAAAAGGAAAAGGTGTCGTTCGTTTCATCAGAAATGGAGGATTGGATGAAGTAAATAGTACGAATAATAAGAAAAAAGACTTCCTCACCGATCTTATCTACTATAGCCCTTACGGTAAGGAATGGGACTTGAAGGTCGTAGGATGTAATGTTCGAATTCAAGGTACATCATCAACAAAATACCCACGTAAAAACTATCGCATTTATCTGCTCAAACCGAACACGGTGCAAGTATATCGTCGTAACAGCGATGGAGCATGGATTCTCGCAGATGATTTCAAGGGTTGGCCAATCGCCCCCAGTGATATTCCTGCTCCGCTCATTTGTCTGAAGGCTGACTACTCTGACTCTTCAATGACGATGAATACGGGCGGTGCACGTCTCTTTGACGAGATGATGCGGTCGCTGGGACTACTCACGCCGCCACAGCAACATGATGCGCGTGTCCGGCAAGCTATCGACGGTTTCCCGGTAGATGTCTTCAGTTCCGAATCTGAAGAAGGAAGCATTGAATACTACGGCCAATATAATTTCAATAATGACAAGTCTAAAAGTGGTGATATCTTCGGACATTCAAATGTCAAGGATTTCGATACGAGCAAGTCCGTGGCATTAGAGTTTCTCAACAACGGTAGTCGCCCCGGACAATTTCAAGCCGCGGGGAGTGCTGAAAGTGCTGAGTTGCTGAAACAGATGCAGACAGAATTCGATGATGCAATGGAGTTTAATTATCCTGAGGATCTCGTATGGGCTACAATCGACACAAAAGTGCCAGGTGCACAAAAAGCACTACTCCGGCTCTTTGGCTGGATTTATGACTGTGTTCGCGAATGTACACAGAAAAACGGACTTGATACAGCACATACCGACTATAAGGATATTTCACGCTTCAAAAGTGAGAAGTTCAAGGCAGAGCTCTACCAGTACTTCCCAATAGACCACTTGTTACTCTACTATCTTTGGACTGACTATCACATGAGTGTAGATCAGCGTGTAAAAAATATCATCATGCGCACATGGGATCTCCAACACTGGTACATGAAGTATTACGATGGTGACTGTGCTTTCGGTAAACGCAATGACTCTTTCCTAAGCTATCTCTATACACTCAGCAGAGATACTTGGGATGCAGATAAGAACAAATATGCCTTCGAGGGGCATAACTCATGGCTGTGGTGCCTCGTTTTGGCTAACTTCAACGAAGAACTCCGGACAATGGCTAAGAAAATGCGTAGCTTCTTGACCAATGAAAAGGAGTTCAATATGTGGAATATCAAGCAGATGGGTAACTGGTGTGCCCGAGCTTACAATAAGAGCGGAGCTTTCAAATACATTGTTCCGGCTACCAAAGGGGTGAAGGTCATTAAAGATGGTGTTACCTCAGAGGGAGTTACCTACCCTTATATTTATGCACTTGACGGAACGAACCATGCCCATCGTGTCAATATCATCAAAAAGCGATTCTCACTTCTTGATGCCTACTATGGCTGTGATAGCTATAAAGATGATAATGTCGAGATGTATATCAGCCGCCTTGCCACAGATCCGACAAATCACATCCAAATAACAGCCAACAGCATCTACTATTTTGATTGGAACACAAAGAATGGCAGTCATTCGGATGCAAAGAAAGCTGAAGCAGGAGAGACCATCACTTTAGATTTCATCGGACAGATAACGGTCAACGACCCCGTAGATTTGTATGGTGCAAGTCGAATTCGAAAACTGGATTTGACCAGCATTGCGAAAGGTATTCAGAATGGAATAAACTTAAATAAGGCTGTCGTACTTCAGGAAATTGACGCACACAGTGAAACACCTTGTACACAGTCTTGGTGGTTCAATTTCGAGAACTGTACGAAAATTACGGCCATAGACTGTACCAACCAACAAGGGGTGAAAACAGGAACGGGTTCAAGTACGGAGTTTAACGTGTCTAATCAAACACGTCTCGCTTCTCTACGTCTTGGAGGAACGAAAGTGCAAGGAGTGATCATGGCAGAAGGTACACCTTTGAAGGCTTTGGTGCTCCCCGAAACGTTGACGACCTTGAAGTTACGCTATTTGCCACAACTCGATATGAGCGGACTTAAGATTCAAGGCTACGACAATATTACTACAATTATTTTCGCAGGTTGTCCGAAACTTGATTGGCGTGAACTACTCCAACGCTGTTCTAATGTAACGCGTCTACGAATTGAAGGAATAAACGTCTCAGATGACGGATCTTTTCTCGAAAAATACAAACATTATAAGGGTGTTGATGCCGAAGGTAACGCTGTGTCCACTTGTCAACTCATCGGTGATATCTACCTCACGACTTACATTGCTGACGAACGCGTTGAAAAATACAAGGCGATTTATCCAAACTTAAACATTCATCAGCCGGAATTTACAACTTTCGAATATGATGATAACGTGGCGGATGACAAAAATGTGAGTAATCTTGATAATAAGACGGGATATAAATTCGGAAATACATTTGAAATGAGCGGCCACCGCCTGCGTATTGCCAAGATGAGACACCGCGTCCTTGCTAAGATGACCGACAAAGGTAAAGAAATGACATATTTCCCTTTACACGATACCAATTCTAACTATTATGCAGATGCAGAAAACATAAGTGGCTGTACTGCTGCAAAACTTGATGCAAGCGAGGGGGATGTGATGATGTTTGAGCCACATTATTGGTACAAAGGCGTGAACGATTTTCTTGCAGGTAAACACTATGCTTGTTATAGTGCAAACGAAAAAATGCCAGCACGTCCCGAAGCACATGTACTCACACTAAATGATATTCAAGAAGCAGGATATTTCAGAAAAAACTATAAAATTATGACAGCCAAGCTGTCTGTAACAGATGCATTGATGGCTGATGCTTCCTATTCTGTTTGTCAGGTACAGGTATTGGGATTTAAGAGAGTACGCTTTCCGACTGTTCCTGGTGCATATCTTGTCGGATCGATTTTCACTGATGCAGACGGAAAAGTGCTTAAAAGCGTCGTCGTTCCAGCATTAAGCACTAAGTTTAGTCCAGGAATGTATATTATTTCGGATATTCCTAATGGAGCTGTAGATCTCTACTTTACCATTAAACAAACAGTTCCGTTCGATTGTGTTGTTCTTAGTAAGAGTAATAACATTCTTGACATGGAACCCGACTGGGTAGAACATGAGGAGTGCCTGATTGGAGTTTTTGGTAGCACAGTTGTTAGTAACAAGTTACGCAGTTGCATAACTGGTGGGACGGTTACGGGAAATCTCTCATGGACAGACTTTCATTTCTATTCTGAACAGCGGGGTATGCAGCAGATTGATTATGAAATGCACAAGGATATCGCCAATCTATTCTTCACAGCCTATGGTAGGCGAGATGTACAGTCACAATGTGGTGCAGGTTCTTATTCATACGAACGAAAGACTGGTGGCACGTCAGTAATAGGTATGCAAGATACGGTTAATACAGATGGAAATATTATCGGAGGAACCGAGTATAACAATTCCTTGGCTTTCTATGAAGTCCGAGATAAGAGTGCTTTAGGTACTTTTATACGTATAGACAATACAAACTGCCTTGGCTATGAAGATATTTATGGCAATAAAGCCGAGATAATGGACAAGGTTAGTGTCCCTAATGGTAGTAACGAGATTGGAATATGGTACATTGAAATGTCTAATGGTACGATGCGAAAGGTACAAGGGGCTGTTGGTGAATCTTGGATTACTTCGGTGGTTCACGGTAAGTATATGGATGTTATCCCTGCTGGAGAAGTATCAGGTAGTTCCTCAACATATTATTGTGATTATTTCACATTTAATGGTGCCCGCTCCCACATCGTCTCTCGCAGCTACGTCCATTCAGATTCTAAAGGGGGTGTTGCAAACTTGAACGTTAATGTTGATGCCGCAGGATTATGGATATATGTAGGGTCCCGTTTAGCGTTCAGAGGGAAACTTGTTAAAGCCAATAGTGTAGCTATCTTTAAAGCTATTGCTGAAGTTGCATAATGTATATGGTATTGCACTGGTATTCAGTGCAATACTCTTTATATTCACAATATAGAACAAAAAATATGAAAAGAGTTCAAGGTTCAACAGAAGTACAATTTATAGAGTGTGTGAACCCCATACAAGACAAATGGCGCGTTCGTTGGGACGTACGGATAACCGAAGAGGGGGTTACCTCCTTCGTGGAAGAAGAGTTTTTGGGGAAACCCAATATAGAAAAAATCAAATCCGTAATTTTCTCATGGATAGATCATCGGGTCGAAGACCGTATAAAGTCCGGTTTCACCTATTTGGGACAGAAGGTTTGGCTGTCACAAGAAAACCAGTTCAACTATAAATCTACTTATGACTTGGCCGTACAAACGAAAGGTAAGAACCTTCCCGTCACATTCAAGTTTGGAACGGACGATATGCCTTATTATGCCAAATTTAACACCCTTGATGAACTTTCCGACTTCTTCACAAAGACCGTTGCTCATATTCGAGCGATGATAGAGAGTGGGTGGCAAGAGAAAGATTCGGTTGATTTCACCTTATATTTATAAGATGAGAATTGTAGGATAGATGGAAGATAGGAAGAAAATATAGCCTTCCTACCTTCTGACTACACAAAAATTACAATACCCCCTTATAATTCAGCAATAATTGATTGGCATTTTGAATATCCTTCGGTGTGTATATATCTGTAATAAGAATGGAAGAATGTCGTGCCTGATCTCTTACGGTCAGGATGTCCGTATTGGCACGAAGCATATTTGTTATACCTGTATCTTTCAGACTGTAAAACTTATAGCGGTCTGTCATCTTTAATGCTTTTCGCACATGGTGGTGCCAATAATCCCGAAAGGCCTTCTCGCTTTTGCGATCTGATCCTGGTGCAAAATGATCGCTGAAGAGATAATAGTTACTTGGATTATTGAAAATCTTTAGCTCCAACATCAACCTGAGAACATGGTCGGGTATGGTGAGTATTGCATCATTGTGATTCTTAGTGTTGCTGCCATGCAAAAATAGGGTCTTCTTTTTAATATTGAAGTCGCCCACTTTAATATAACTCATCTCACGTGGACGAATGAATAAGTAATGTAATATATAGCAGGCTAAGAGATAATGTTTGTTGTGTTCAACAAGCCACCCTCTGATTTCAGAAAGAACATCGTCCGGAATTACATCGCGGTTTTTGAGTTGTCCCCGCCGATGCACGTTAGAATAACTTGCGGTAGGATCCTGTAAAATATATCCCCGCTCAAGTAAATACTTGCAAAAAGTTTTTAACCAAGACAAGTAATTATTGCGCGTACGAATCGTATTATTCCTATCGACAAACACATAGTCTAAAAATTGTCCAACAAGCCTATTGTCAAACTGATAGGTATAAAAAAGGTTGACTTTCATTTTAACTTTCCAATCCTTCAGTATCTTTAATCGGCTGATGTAAGAGATTACCGATTCTTCACGCATATTATTCTCTTTGAGCAACTTGAATAAATATTCCTCATACTTTTGACAAATATCATCGAAAGAAGAGTACTCGAGTGGCTGAACCATCTCTATCCATGGGTTCCAACCTTGAATAAGTTTCTCTACGAGTCGTTTGATTAATGCTTCACCATATTGCTTTTGCTCCCGCTTACCTTTAATATGACCGAGCATAAATTTCTTTGTGTGAAACTTTCCTCGTGATGGATCGAATGCAGAGAGAGCCACATAACATTCTGATGCTTGGTGAAACGTTGGCGTTTTCCAACCAACAATCTCATTAATTGTTGTCTGTCTGTTCTGAGAGTAAAAATTTTTTTTAGGCAT